CGAGACATTGCGGCCAGTTGGTATTCGGTCATGGCGGTTCCTCAGGCAGCGAACGTCATGCGCTTGTGCACGGCGCGGGTTGTTTGTGCCTTTCGGCAGTTGTCCGAATGACTGAGCCACTGGCAGTTGCCGTACTCGTAGTCCTTCGACTCGTCGATTCGGTCGATCGTCATGTCGCCGGTCGCCTCCCCCATGTCGGCAAGGAAGTTGGCGAAGTCTGTCCATCGCTCGCAGACCTTGATGCCCTTGGCGCCGTAGAACTTGTAGTCCTTGCAGGTCGGGCTTGTGCATCGGGACATCATCCCGGCCCAGATCCGATAGGTCTTCGTGCGAGCGCCTTTGCGGTTGTGCCCATGCGTCAGGCGGTTCGGCGGGAGACAGCCGCAAGACGTGGTATCGCCAGAGCGAAGGTTGCCTGTCACATACACGCCGGGCGTGCCGCATTCACAAACGCAGTGCCACCGGGTCTTCGATTTCAGCGGCTCGGCTGCGGATGTCACGGTCAAGCGGCCGAAGGTGGCGCCGGTAAGATCGATGCGTTTCAACGCGCCACCTCTTGGAATGTCATGCGGCGGTGAATTTGTCGCGTGGCTTCCACGTCCTTGGTGCAGTAGATCGCGACTTCATCAATTCGACCGTCGCGAACGTAGTTCCACACCTGCGAGCCGTCGATTGCGCCCTTTGGCGAGGGGATCGACAGAGCCTTGCAGAGCTTGTCCAGACTGCCGCCAGCCTTGGCTCCGCTGCCGCCCCACTGGATCATGGTGTCGAACACCTTCTCTTGTTCCCACGGCTTGGCCTGAGCGGCACGTGCGATGACCCCATGCGGGCGCACGCCATTAATGATGTGGCGCTGCACCAGAAAGCGCAGATCGAATGCCGCGACGTTGTGCCCGACAACCGTAGTCGAGAGTTCCTCGTTCCGAGGGATGAGGTCCGTCAGCACGCAGGAGAACGCCTGCAACAGCGCGACCTCGCCAGCCGCCGTCAGATCGTCTGCCTTGACGTACTCGGGCTGGCTGTCGCCCAGCGCGTAGCCGATCACGCAGACCTGGCCGAAAGCGCCGTCGAAGCTGGTCCGACGATAGGTGTCGTCAACGTCTGATTCGAATGCGTCTTTGAGCTTGGCCGCGACCTTGGGGGCTTCGTTTGCCATCCACTCATCAATGGTTTCCTGCTTCTTGTAGTTGCCCGGGGGCGCAATCGCAGCGAGTGCGGCGTCAAGGTCGGCTTGCTTGCTGGCGCGGATTTCCTCCAGCACATCAGGGCGTTGGGCAGGGATGGTTTCGATGTCGATGTAGAGGTTCATGCGTTTCTCCAATTTGTCAGGGCCTGCACCAGTGGTGCTGTGTTGAAAGGTGCGGGCTGAGATTTGTTCTCACGCTCGATTGCGACTCGCCGCGCATATGCCCTTGCTCTTGCGGCCTTGCCCTTGGGCGATAGGGCATAGGCGCGGTAGTCGCGTACTGGCATGGCTTTAGAACGGGATGTCGTCATCCATGTCATCGAAGCCGCTGCCGCCGCTGGCCTTGGCCGGTGCTGGCGTGCTGCCGCCCTTCGCGGCCTTCACCGGGTGGTGGCGCAGATACGCAACCATCTTTTCCAGCTGGGCGGGCTTGGTCTTGCGGTCGAGGATTTCGCTCGCCGTCAGTTCGGTCACTGCCTGGAATGCACCGGCAAACACCATGCGCGTGCGCACTTCGTTGTCGCGGTTCAGGTAGTCCTCGGTTTCCAGCAGGATGCCGATGGGCTTGTTGCACAACTCGGGGAAGATGGTCCCTTGCTTCGTCTTCTCGGCCTTGGCGTCGTTGTCCCAGAACGTGATCGTTCCTTGCTGCGGGGTGATGTTGCGCAGGCCAAGGCAGGCCATGATCGCCATCAGCGCTTGAAAGCCCATGATGGTTTCGCCATTGGCACGCTTCGTGTAGAGGCTGAATCGCGTCTTCTGGCCGTTGGCCTCGAAAGTCAGGGCGATGCCCTTCGTTCCAGTGGAGGCGGTGATGTCCTCAGCCTGGAGGAACTTGCCGGCGTATTTGCCCATCTCGCGGATGGATGAGCCGGTGCTGTCGGCTTTGCGTGCTTCGTTGGTGTCGAGTGCGTACATGGTGCTTCCTTAGTTAAGCAGTGGTTGAAAAATCAGGCGGTGGCGTTGATGCCGTAGTAGTCGCAGATCGCCGAATCAACGGCGGCAAGGTCGTTGTCGATCTGTTCATCGGTGAACATGCCCATAGGGCTCTTGACCGTATCGAGGCCGCTGTTCTGCGTGTTGAACAGGTGCACGTTGTTGACGACGACTGCACGCAGAACGATGGTCAGCAAGCCTTCAAGCGTGATCTTTTCGTCGAGCAACTTGCCAATGGTCTTGACCTTGATCCGCCCGCTGTCGTCTTCTTGTGTATGGGCCAGGATGTAGACGCGAACATCGGCGGGCAATTGGCCTGCCGCCATGAGGATGTCCCATGCATGGCGGGCGATTTCGTTGTACTTGGCAAAGGCCGAGTTGCCCGTCTCGTTGTCGAGCACGCGGCGCATGAACTCGTTCGCCAGGATGTATTGGAAATCGTCGATGACTATGATCGGCTTCTTCGTGCGCTGCATCGCACCTACGATGGTTGCCGATTGATCGGTCACGAGGATCGCGCCTTGTGGGTCAGCCTTCGTCGCTGGCTTCCATTCCTTGGAAGGGAAGGGCAGAGGCTTCTTCACGGCCTGAATCAACAGAACGTCTGCCGGTTTGAGGTTGCGCAGGCTGGTAGTCTTGCCGCTGCCGGACTGGCCGAGAATCATGGTTGCGATGGACATATGTGCTTTCTGTGTTGATGTGAAAAGGTGATTCGTCGTTGTCGTCGTGCTCTTGGCGCTCCAGCACGAGTGCGCCCATGCGGCTCATGACGTGCCCCACCAGTAAGCCGCTGACGCCATCAGCACCATGAGCACGGCAATCAGCAAGTCGCCGAGCCACGGATAGGGGCGGTCTTCGTCGGCGCAATCGCCGATTGGGCTGTGAGTGAAGTTCATTTCGGTCCTTTCATAGCCGCGAGTTCATCCGCGCGGTCTTGGGTTACTTGAGCGGTAAGCTCTGCGGACGTGTCGTCCAGGTAGTGCGCAGTGCTGGGAGCGATAAGGAACAAAGCAATCAGCACTGCGATTAGCCAAGCGGGGAGGGCTGCGAGGTTCATCACGCCTCCGCAGCCCAGTTGGCCAGTTCGCGCAGCTTCGTTTCATACATGCCGAGCAGCACATTGCCGATCAGCGCAGGATCACCAGAGCGAACAGCAGACAGCAGCGCGTTGTCGCAGCACAGGTCGCCCAGTTCCATGGCGTTGAACGTGCGGCGGTGGCGGCGGAGCGCTGCGTCGTAGTCGTCGCGGTACTGGTCGTCTGCGGCGTCGAAGGTGCGGTCGAGATAGGCGGGGGCAGAATCCCTGCGCTCGATGTTGGGGAAGGCGTTCAAAGCTCCACCTCCACCGCCGAGTGCTCGATGCACGTGAGCTTGCTGATCTGCGCATCGATGTCTGCGAGTTGTTCGGCCAGCTTCAGGCGCACCCGGCGCTTCTGCTCTTCCAGCACCGCAAGTTGCAGCGGGATGGGATTGAAGTCGTCCGGAATCTCGACCTCGAATTCCTGCTCACCAACCAGCACGCGGCTTGCCAATGTGCCCTGCATGCTGAATGGGAAAATCTCGTAGGTGGCGTGCTCGTCCCATGTTTCTTTGCAGTGGTGGACGAAACCCTTGATCGTGTGCTTGCTCATTTCACTTGCTCCAAAGTAAGCCCAGCGCAATCGCCAAGCAGTTCACGAATCCGCTGTGCCTGCGCCATTTCTTCACGAGTCGGAGGCGGCAGGCGAGGCTGAAAGCGGCCGTCATAGATGGCCTGTTCAAGGTTCGGCTCGTGGCGGGAGGGGTTCACGACGATGCCTCCGCAGACTTCCGCTTGAAGTCGCCGGCCGTTGTGCCAACTGGCGCGTCCATGTCCAACTTGGTGTGGTCGTACATGCCTAGGCGCTCACAGATGCGCATCATCTGGTGAGGCTGCCCGCGCTTCTCCAAGAAGATCAGCGCCCCAGCGCAGTGGGCGGTTTTGTTGCCCTTCGACTCGAAGACGCCTTCGTCCGACACGTCGCACTGCTTGTGGCAAGGGAACTCGCCACTGGCGTGAGCCTGCAGAGACTTGAGCGTGAAGCCGCTGCCCTTCAGGAATGGGCAGGCATCACAGGGCTTGGTCATCTTGTAGTGCATCACGCCACCCCATGAGCCTTGAGAAACTTCCCCGCGTACTCTTGGCCTTCACCTCGCATTGTTTCCGTAGCCGAGACGAAAGCCGCATGCGCTTCCAGAGCCGTTTCAAAGACCCCAAGATGCAGGGCTTTGCCGTGCAGCATGATTTGCGAGCGGAAGCCGCGACCATTCCTGCCCTTGTATGCGCCTATCAAGCGGTCCTTCTTTTGGTACGTGTGGGTCTTATTGGAAGAGTTGACCGCAGGGGATACATCTCTGAGGTTTTCAATCCGGTTATCAGTCCGAATGCGGTTGATGTGATCGATCTGTTCGCGCGGCCATTCGCCGCGATGCATGCACCAGATGACCCGCGAAGCCAGGAGCTTCTTCGGCACACTGTCCCTGGTCACGGTCACAACCACATAGCCAGATGTATTCAGCCGGCCAGCCGTGCGGCCAACTTGCCTTTTGTTCACGAAGCCGTGACTATGCGCACTGACGAAATGAGAAAGGGGGCGCTCTTTCCAAACCAGACGGCCGTCCGGCTGGTATTCGAAGCACTCCCGAAGGTAGGGGGCTGTGATCGTCCCGCTCATGCCCGCACCTCGTGAGCGTGAAAGGTGCGCGACAGTTCGAACGAACGGCTCACCAATATGCGATTCACTTCACCGTCTTCAGCGTTCCAGAACGCCTTCGAATGTTGATCGAGAACGAGCCTCATGACCCATTCGGCCATGGCGGTCTCGGCGGGCGTCGGCTTGCGGGTTGCAGGTGTCTTGCGGGCTCTGGGTTTGGTTGCCATTCACTGCTCCTGATTGGTTGGCGAGTGGATGAAGTATGGGGCAACCCATAGAAGAAGAAAATGGGTGAACCCATAGAAATGGCACAATAATTTCGAACCAAATCCATGGTTCGATAGGCCGTGGCTATGCGACAGCCAAAGAAAAGCCGCCTCAAAGGGCGGCTGCTCGGGGGTGAGGTGAGCGGAGCTAGTAGCAGCTGGTGTACGCAGTGCCGCCCACCCATCGAGTAGTGCAGTTGCGCGGCTGCGGTTGCTGCTGCGGCTGGATCTGCATCGGGGTGAATGGCACTTGGTACGGCGGTGGTAGTGGCCGGTAGTAGCGCGGCTCCTGGTTGGCGGCCTGGTAGCCGCCTTGGGCGCAGCCAGCCAGAAGGCCAGCGGCGCATAGGGCGAGAGAAATTCTGGTCATCGGCGGCATTCCTTCCGCAATCGCAGCGGCAGTTGAGGGGATTCCTTGTCGATGCACACCCTGTGCCCGAGAAGGCAGTTGAAGCCCGCGGCGGCCGATTTGACCGCCTCGTTCATGTCGTCGGCGTATCTGCCGCTTAGTCCGATCTTGTCCTCTCCTTCCACGCAGGAGGCGAGATAGATCAGGCCGTCAATTTCGCCTTGCTCTGCTCGTCGAAGCAGGAGGCGCAGAGTGTTTGCCACGCTTTGGAGGTTGTCGCTCTGTATCGGTATCGGTTGCGGTTGTGCGTTTGTCACCCTGCGCGCCCTTCTTCTTAGAAGTGCCTGTAATGGAGAACTCGACCTGCTTCTGTTTTGCATTCTTTGCAACCAATGTATCAGTCGGTACTACCTCGCGCACGGGTGTTCCCCCCCCTTTTTGTAAAGCCATGGGAATATTTCCCATCCTTGGATAAGCAGCCTGGAGCCCGCGCGCAGTAATGATTAGCGCAATGCGGCCTTCGTCATTAGTTTTGCGGTAGAGGGTAAGAATTTCGGCCTCACCCTGGCTGACATGCTCATCGCCGAGCATTAGGTACTCAGCTGTTGTATCAAGGTGTTCGCATAGCGCCATCAAGACATCGGCTTTGAAGCCGGCGCCGTGCTCGATGTCGGAGATCACGGATTGGTCCACGCCGACGAGCCTCCCCAAGTCGCCCTGCCGAGCGAACCCTTTTGCCTTACGAAGATCCCGGATGCGATTGCCAATAGTTTTCATGCGCGGAACCTAGCACCGCGATAGAAAGAAAGAATGGGGCAACCCATATGGGAAGACCCATAATGTCTTCCCATGAACTGGCCCGAACTCATTCAAGACCTCCGCGCCGCTCCGATGACGCAGGCGCAGATCGCGGTTTTCGTGGGGGTAGACCAATCCACGATCAGCGACCTCGCACGCGGTCGCACGTCGAAGCCTTCCTTCGAAACCGCCGACAAGCTCCGCGCACTGCACAAGCGTGTTCAGCGCCGCAAGCAGAAGGCCGAGGCCTGAACCATGACGCCCGCCGCCTTCCTCGCCCTGTGCCTCGTGAGCTTCCTCGCAGTAGGCGGCTTCCTCTGGGCTCTTAGCTCCTTGCTTCAGGACTGACCCGCCATGGACTTCTTCATCTTCGTCCTGTGTCTTATCGGTGCTGGCCTTGTCGGCTACGGCGTCTTTCTCTTGCTCACGAAGCCTGACGACAAGGAGTGATCCCTCATGACCTTCATCGAACTTTCCCTCGCCGCTGCCACTTCCGTTGGCGGCGTGCTGATCTTGCTGATGTTGCTGATCGACGCCTACGTGATGCGGGATTGAGCAGCCATGCCCTCCACCCCTTTCCTGATCCTCATCGGCTGTTGGCTCGTGATCCTGGTCCTGCTTTGGATCGCAGGCACCCCGGCGCTCACGCGAGCGAACGATGAGATCGAAGAGGGCGACTGAGGCGAGTTCAAAAGCGGTGTGCATGGCGCCTATTTTTTTGCACCTCAGTGACAACGACTGACAACAGGATTTATCAGTGACTCTCACACCTGAAAAACGGCAGCTCACGATTGACTTCGAGCCCAGCCTTGTCGAGCGCCATCGCAACCTTCGCGATTGCATTGGTGCAGGCATCTACCGCCGTGGCCTGTCCACGTGCGCCATCGACCTGAACGAGTCGCCCGGCAACCTGAGCAATCAGCTCAGCGACGAATCGCAGCGCAAGTTCGGCGTCGATGAATTCGAGCTCTATCTCGAGAAGACGAAGGACTTCACGCCCATCTATTACCTGATGGCGAAGTTCCTGCACAAGCCCGAGGTCGAGAACAACGCAGCTTTGCAGGCATTGCCTGAAGCCCTTGCGGCTGTCCAGGCGCTCATGAAGAAAGCAGGACTGGCATGAACCACGACATCACCCAAGCAATGTGCGACGACATGGATTCGACTGCCGATTTCATGCACACCTCGCCGCCGCCTTTCGCCGCCATCGAGCACGCAGTAGAGCTTCCCGCCCCGAGTCCTTTCAACTGGCGTGGCACACCCAGCGTCCTGGCCGACCAGCTTCGCCCCCGCCGCATGGACCGCAGCACAGCCGCAAGGCACTACTGCTACCCGGTTGAAGGCCAGAAGGCTGGCGAGGCTTCGTTTCATCGGCGCCAGGCCATCCGGCTCGGGGGGATCTGACATGGACCTCCCAATCCAAATGCTCGACATGCCGCGCGCACGTCGCAGCGACCCATCTACCAGCCACACGGCCGCGGCAATGTCCGTGCGCTTCGCTGACGGCCACGGCAACCGCATCGTTCAAGCCCTTCGCGAGCACGGCCGCATGAGCCCTGTCGGCATCGGCGGCATGACTGGCCTCACGGTCGTTCAAGTGGATCGCCGCGTGATCGAGCTCGAACGAGCCGGCCGCATCCGTCAGGTGATGGAAGAGGGCAAGCCTGTCGTCTGGAACGGCTGCAGGGTCTGGGAGGCTGTGTAGTGGCCGGCGACTGGATCAAGATGCGGGTCAACCTCGTCTCTCACCCGAAGGTGCTGGCGCTGGCTGAGACCCTCGCCACCGATGACGAGTACCAAGAGTGGTCAACCATGGCCGGATTCATCCCGTCCATCGGTGGCAGTCGTGATGATTCCGAGCGTGACTATCAGGCTTCGTTGCGCGTAACGCGTTACGTCACGGTGTGCGCACTGTTGCGTTTCTGGGGTTACGCGAACGAGCACGCCAAGGATGAATTTATCGGATCGCTTCGCCTGCACGACATTGACGATGTTGTTCAAGTTCCTGGTTTTGGCGCCGCGCTGCAGTCCATCGGCTGGGCTGAATACGACGCCGAGCGGCGCGGCCTATCTCTGCCGAACTTCAATGAATACAACACTTCCGGCAATGAACGCTCGGCCAGCGCCAAGAGCGCAGCACAGCGCCAGAAGGAATATCGGGACCGCAAAAAGGCCGGAGAAAGTGACGTAACGCGTGACGACAAAAGTGACGTAACGAGTAACCGCAGAGAAGAGAAGAGAAGAGAAGAAGAAACACCACCCGCTTCGCTCCCTGGGTTCGATCGCTTCTGGAATGCATGGCCGAAGAGCACCCGCAAGGAGGCCCGCGGCAAGTGCTTCGAGGCTTGGCGGAAAGCAAAGGCCGAGGGCCATGCCGATCTGATCGTCGCCCACGTTGAAACCAAGAAGCTGACCGCCGACTGGACGAAGGACGCAGGCCGGTTCGTAGAGGCGCCTCTGGTCTACCTCAACCAGCGTCGATGGGAGGGCGCTGAGTCCGAAGCCCAAACCGACCGCATCGGGAGCTTCATTTGACCGGCCTCGAAACTCTGCAAGCCATGCGCCGCGCCCGTCGCGTGCCGCGCTGCGTCTGGATCACCGATGGTGACGACGCACGTGCCCGCGACTGGAACGAAGAGCCGAACTACGCCGACATGCAGCGCCATGCTGTGCTGTCCATCGGCGCCGGCGAGATCCCAGAAGCGCTGGACTTCCGGTGCTGCATCGGGCTCGAGGTGCATGTGGCCGGCGACCGCGGCGAGGCCCGGGCCAAGCGCATCCATGCCGCGCTGATTGACGCCGAAGCCAAGCGCGTCATCACCTCGATCTACACGCCGCAAGGCATCGAACTACTCACTCACGGGATCTGACATGGCTGAACTCACACATGAACGCGCTTGTTTGGCGCTCCGCTATGACGAGGTAAACGGATTACTCACTTGGGCCAATGGGAAGCCCGCAGGCGGCCAGCAGCGTTCCACCGGCTACTTCCGAGTGACTCTCGATGGAGTGGTCTACAAGACGCATCGCTTGGTGTGGTTCATGGCGACCGGCGAGTGGCCGCGCGGCGACATCGACCATATGGATGGCAACCCGGCAAATAACGCCATCGCCAATCTACGCGACGTGACGAAGGCCATGAACATCCAGAACCAGCGCCGCGCGCACAAGAACAACAAGCTCGGCTTTCTTGGCGTTCACGAGCTCCGCGGCAAGTACCGGGCGGCGTTGTGGGCTGGCGGTCGAATGCGTCACCTCGGTGCTTTCGATACTCCGGAACTCGCTCACGCCGCATATCTCGACGCCAAGCGCGTTGCACATCAAGGATGCACTGTATGAGCGAAATCATCACCGAAGACGAAATCGACTTCGAGCGCTACGAGAAGGAAACCGACCACAAGCAAAAGGTCAAGCCGGCCGCGCTGTGGGTCGAAGAACTCATTGCCCGCATCAAGTCGCCCATCATCCAGCCGCGCGCTGTCATGCCGTGGCGCAAGACGCACGGGCAGATCCAGTTCCGCCCGGGTGAGGTGACGATCTGGGGCGGCGCCAACGGCCAGGGCAAGAGCCTCGTCACTGGACAGATCGCGCTCTCGCTGTGCTCGCAAGGCGAGAAGGTGTGCATCGCCAGCTTCGAAATGAAGCCCATGAAGACGCTGGAGCGCATGGGCCGGCAGTGGTCGGGCGAGAACCCGGATCACCCCGCCTTCCGTGGACACGAAGAAGCCCAGGCACGGATGATCAACCTCTACCAGCAGTTCCGCGACTGGACGACCGGGCGCCTGTGGCTGTACGACCAGCAGGGCACCGTGACGGCCGCGCAGGTCTGTGCCGTGGTCCGCTACTGCGCCAAGGAAAAGGGCATCACGCACTTCTTCGTGGACAGCCTCATGAAGTGCGTTGCCGACGAGGACGACTACAACGGTCAGAAGCGTCTCGTGGACGAGCTCACCGCCATTGCGCGGGACTACGGCATCCACATCCACCTCGTGCACCACATCAAGAAGCCGGCGAACGAGGATCACAAGCCCACGAAGTACGACTACAAGGGCTCGGGCGCGATCACCGATCAAGTGGACAACGTCATCAGCGTCTGGCGGAACAAGGTCAAGGAAAAGGCCCGCGAGGACGGGAAACAGGTCGCCGAGAACGAACCCGATGCCCTCCTGATCTGCGACAAGCAGCGTCACGGCGAGTGGGAAGGAAAGATCGGCCTGTGGTTTCACAAGGACTCGATGCAGTACGTCGGCATGGCGAACGACGAGCCGCTTTCCCTGTACCTGCACCCGGAGGACTGATCGATGACCGCCAGAAAAGTACCAGGCGTTGACAGCCGGAAGACCAAACCGAAGCAGGTTCAAACACTCGAATCCTTGCTCGCCCGTACGGTCGAAGAGGGGGAGTGCCTGCTGTGGGACGGCTACATCGGCAATGGCGTTCCCCAGGTCAGCCACGGCGGCAAGGTGGTTTCGGTGCGCAGGCTGATCCTTGAGCTTTCTGGGAAGGATGTCGGGCCGACCGACTACGCATCCCCGAAGTGCCGCAACGCCGCATGCGTGTGTCAGGAGCACATCGTGCACCGCACCAATGCCCAGCATGCCAGTGCGATGGCCAAGGCCCCGACTCGAAACCATGATCTGCGGGCTGCAAAGCTGGCTGCGGTGGCTCGTAAAGGCGACACCAAGATCAACATCGAGCAGGCCCGCGAGATCCGGTGCAGCGACGAGTCGGGCCCGATCCTGGCCGAGCGCTACGGAATCGGGAAGGGCCTAATCGCACGCATTCGCCGCGGCGAGGCGTGGCGCGAGTTCAGCAATCCGTTCGCCGGCCTGGGAGCACGCTGATGAAAACCTGCAACACGTCAATCGCCGCCGTTCTCGAGTCTTTCCGCGACGGACAGCCGCACACCCAGCTCGACATTGAAGAGGCCACCGGCATCAAGGCCGGCGTCGTCTGGACCTACATCGATCGATTGAAGGCCAAGGGCGAGATCGAGCGCGTTACCTGCGGCTGCCGGTGCGTGAAGCACAAGATCACGTTCCTCGGCATTGCCAAGCTCGAAGCGGAGAAGGCCGCGCTTCATCAGGAGGCCGACAAGACCGTGGCTGACGCGCACAGGGTTCCGAACAGCGTCTTTGCCCTGGGAGGCATGGCATGAACTGCCTCCAATGCTCCAACTGGTCGCTGGATGACTCGCCCTTGCGCGTCTACGGCTACGGGAAGTGCCGCGCGCTCAACGCCGATCAGAACCCTGGCCGCTCGTTCTCGTCCGAGAACACGTGCCGCTTCGGAAAGTTCACCCAGGCCCCGGCCGATACGGTGGCGAAGCGGGAAAGGGTGATGGGATGACCACGTTCACGCTCATCAACGCACAACAGGGCCACACGGCCATGCAGACGGCCTGGATGCAGGCCAAGGCGCTCCTGATGGCCGGACACCGCCTCCGGCTGACGGTGAAGGAAGAAACCCGCACTGAGGGGCAAAACCGCTTCTTCCACAAGTTGGCCGGCGAGATTGCAAAGGCTGGCGTCGAGTGGCAAGGCAAGAAGCGCACCGCCATTCAATGGAAGGTGCTGCTCGTGTCCGGCCACGCCGTTGCCACGCAAGAGGGCGCCGAGATCATTCCCGGCCTCGAAGGCGAGTTCGTCAACATCCGCGAGAGCACGGCCCTCATGAGCATCAAGCGCGGGGCCAGCCTCATCGAATACACGCTGGCCTTTTGCGCCATGCATGACGTGCCGATTCCGGCGATGGAGGGGCAGGAATGCTGACCGCCACCCTCAAGCCCAAGCCCTGCGGCCACTGTGGCTCCGTCTTCACCCCCGCACGCTCCATGCAGGCTGTGTGCTCCCCAATCTGCGCCGCTCGCAGTGTCAAGGCCAAGAACACCCAGGAGCGCGCTCAGTTCAAGGAGCGCAAGGCCAAGCTGAAGCGAATCCCCGACCTCATCAAAGAAGCCCAGACGGCTTTCAACGCATTCATAAGGGAGCGAGATCGTGACCAAACATGCATTTGCTGCGGCAAGCCTCTTGGAGATGGCGACATTGGCGGCGGGTTTGACTGCGGCCATTACAGAAGCACCGGAAGCGCGCCACACCTTCGATTCGATGAACGCAACGCGCATGGACAAACGAAGCGCTGCAACCGATGGGGAGCCGGAAGAGCTGTGGACTATCGAATCGGCCTCATCCGCCGAATTGGTGTGGATGCTGTCGATGCTTTAGAGGCTGACAACCGAATCCACAAGTGGGGCCGGGACGAATTGATCGCGATTCGGGCGGAGTACGTCGCGAAGCTGAAGGAACTTAAAAGGAGCCAGGAATGAATAAGAGCCTAGAAGACTTCCGCCCTGAATGGGAGTTCGTGGCCGAAACGCCCTGCGGCCAAGACGTGACCGCAATGGTCACCTTTAAGGGCACGCTTTATGTCTCCACTGCAAACCACGTCTATTGGCTGGATGAGGACAAAAAGCAGCTGCAGCCGGTCGAATTCGCGCCACTCCCAACCATCGAGCCTCACCTACTGGATGCCGGGAAGTGAAAGCCGCCTCCTTCATCGCCGACATGAACGCCCTACAGGCGGAATTCGACACGCTCCCCGCAGAGGTGGTTCGGCTGATCGAAACCCTCATGGAACTGGTCGAGGTCCAGCAGGGGAACATCGAAACCATGCTGGCCGCGAACAAGACGCTTTTAGGTGTGATTGATCAACTCAAAGGATGACCATGTACACAGCACTCCAAATCGTAAGAACCCCGACCTCTCAGACATTTACCGACATCGACCGCAGAACAGGCGAGTTCGTCAGAAAGGAGTGGTTCTCAATCTCATGGAGGGAACTGGGGCCTGCTAAGGACATGGCGGAGGCCAGGAGGATTTATGGCGGCAGTCCGGTGTTGGAGGAGGCCAAGTGAAGTGGCTCATCGCGCATTTGATCCTGCTGCCACTCATCAGGCGCAATTACCGCCTTCGCAAGGAAGGGAAGTTGCCCGATGAGTGGTATTGGGCGGATCGCCTCGTGTGCAAATGGAACATCGATTGGTTGGGGAAAGTGAAATGGCCATGATGAACGACAGCAAAGCCATCCTCGACGACATCCTCTCGCGCTGGCACTCGTGGGCCAGGAACTACAAGGCCAACCAGCAAACCCCGCGCGATCCTGTGTTTCGTGACGCCAAGAGTGGGAGAGGCTGGGACAGCACCGACGAGATCATCGAGGACGAGATCACCAATTCCATGATGGAGGCGGTGGACTTCCAAGTGGGTGAGATGCGTGACCCGCACCGGGCTGCGGTGTACGTCTTGGCGCGCAACCTGAGCACTGGGCGCAGTGTGTGGCTGTCACCGCGGCTGCCTGTGGACCCGGTGGAGCGGGCTGCCGTGGTCGCGGAGGCCAGGAGTCAGATCACGAAGCGGCTACTTGATGTCGGCGTGATGTGAAAAGGCTTGACGGGCA